CCCGGCACATTGCGGCACATCACCACGTCGCCGTCGGGCGTCAGATCTCCCCGCGAGTTGTTCAACGCGCATTGCGGATCGTTCAGCGCCAAAATGCCTAACTGTGGCCGGCATGCCATGGCCTCCTGCAACCTAGCCAGCCAATCCGGTGCCACGTCCGGGCACAGCACGTCGTCATCCGTGAACACGAACGGATCCGTCTTGGCTACACCCAGCAGTTGCCTCAGGTTCGCCGCGATACCCGCTGGTCTCTCTCTCCGTAGCACATAGGCCACCCACCGCCGCTCCCGCAACGCCTGCACGTATGCCGCGTCCTCCCTGTCAGACCCATCGTCAATCACCATGAGCCGATAGGAGCTGTGCGTCCGCTCCACGATGCAGCCAACGGTGCTCTTCAGTAGCGCGCGTCGGTTCTGCGTAGCGATCACGATATCCGTTGTCATTTCCGCACCTGCATCACGGCTGTGAAACTGGTCCCGGCCTTGTTCAAGCGTGCAGGCTTTATGATTTTCCACTTACGATCCATGTAGAAGCTATAGTCGTTGCCGTATCGCGTATCGGGATCGAACTGATCCAGCGATCGCACGCTGAACTTCCAGTAGTGGCTTGGGTCAAGCCAAGCAGTATCCGACTCCCAGTATGGCAGCTTGATTCGCAAAATCCCGCCTGGCCGCAACAGCCGCCAGCACTCCCCTATCGATTCGAACAGGTTGATGCGCAGATGCTCAAACACCGCGATAGAAAAGATCCGATCGAAGCTCTCATCGTCCCATGGCCACGGAATCTCATTCAGATCCCACGTGACATCCACATAGTCGTGATGCGTGCGGCGGTCGTGGTTGACGACTCGCCAGCCGTCCTTTTGGATGGGCTTCAGCCCACATCCTACATTCAGAACATCCATGCTTTCGCCTCTTCCAACGCTTCTGGGAACCGCGCCCGGATAGCCGCCCTAATCTCGGGCCAGCGACTGTAGTAGCTAGAGATGGGCCTTCGATGCATCTTGCGATTGGCCGCACCCATCTGCGCATACGGGACGTCCAGGAAGCGGCAGATCTGGACCGTCACCTCCGACGGCAGCATGCCCGCCTCCTTTCCCCCGCCCGTCATCGCCTCGTAGCTGATCCCCAGCTGATCCGTCTTACTGAAGACTTGCGCGTACCGCTTTCGCTGCCCCAGGAGGTGCTGGATCCGTTTGAGCACATCTTCGGGCCCAACGTCTAGCACCTCCTCATCGGGGAAGCGTGTCTCCAAGACGTGCCTGGGCTGGCCCGACGCGATCTCGCTCTTCGCCAGTAGCGTACTCGTTACCGTCGGCAAGACGGCGCGCGTTAGGTGAATGATCTTGACCTTGTTGGCCAGTAGATACGCTCGCAACTCTGGATGGAATGCCTGGTCATAGGTCAGCCGGCACATCCGCACCCGGTAGTAGGGCTCTGACAGCACAGAATCCAGCAATGCTGCGGGCTTCAGCTTTAGTCTTTGCTGCCAGATTGCCTGACGTCGAAACGGCTCCTCGCGAGGACAATGAATGTCCTTGTGGTTGCTCAGACAGCCCGCCAGGAAGAGCCCGCCAGAACGCTGGGCGCTGATGATGACGGCTCGGCTCATCGTGCCGCCTTCCGCCGTCGCTGAAAGCGTTTCACAGCTTTCCAGGCCTCCTCTGAGTCGATCCTTCCGTTGATCAGCCCCTTCCAACGGCGCGCGTCGCCTGGATAATGGAATAATCCAGCGGTTTCAATCCCTTTCGTATACTTTGGGAACGTATTCCAGTGATTCGATAGCACGTATGTTTTCAGGGGCTCCGAGTACATGGCGCGAATGAGTGCCCCTTGGTCGCGGCCAGCATATCGCTCCCATTCGGTCTGCCACCTAGCAAAGAAGCGCGCGATCCTCTCGTTGCGTCCGAAAGCCCAGACTCCCCCGTTCCATTGCAGCGTGTGGAGGGTGTGCACCGCTTTCTCTGTCTCAGCCAACTCAGACAAGTTGTTCCGTCGCCGGAACGCGTGCATCGTGTCCATGAGGTGGGGATCTTTGCAGATCACGAATTCCCACCCATCCTCGATCAACTGGAAGTACAGCCGGATGTCGCCGACAACCTCTGTGTCGGCATCTAGGTATAGCACGCTCTGCCATTCGGCTGGACTCAGATCATAGGCCCGCAGCTTGGCCCGGCGGCCTCCGATATCGCTATCGGGCTGCACTACCAGGACGTCTTCGGGCCCAATCTTGCGATCACTACAGAGACAGATCGGTATATCAGGCATGTGCTTCTTGGCGCTCTTCATCATGCGGAGACAGACGGTACGCGCCGGATCCCCAAAGGCCACGCAATAGATGCCGCGTTTGCTGCCCGTGTCCTTGGCTTCCGGATGCCGCACGTCCGATGGCGTGATCTCTACCGCCTTGTGTCGCCTCAAAGCCTTCTCCTCGATACCCGCCTGCCCGAACGTCTCCTCGAACGCTCCCGCGTGAGCGTCGCACCACGCCTCGACGCTATGGTCACTCATGGCGCCCCGCAGCTCCTCGCGGTTCACCTTAGGCCGCGCAGCGATGGCCTTCTCCAGGGCGCGTATGAGACTTTTCGCATCCCCCCGCTCATACCTGTGAACCCCTAGCACCTGAGGCAGCTCATCCAACATCCCTACGCCCTTGGGCACAACGACGCTGACGCCACAAGCCAGGGCCTCTAGGGGTGGCATCGGGATGCCCTCCACTCTGGAGGTGACCACTAGCACATCAAGCCCTTGGTAGAAGCCGGGCATGTCTGCCCAGCGGTAGCGCGTGGTCGGCACCGGCCATCCGCGTCCACTGGCGCGCCATTCGCAACGTCTCCCCACCCCCGAGGCCACTGCCTCCTGGGCCAGGTCCTCTCCCTTGCGCTTGTTCGCGTAGGTGTAGCCCGAAAACCCCACCACCGGCCGGGCACGCTTCTCCTGCCTTGCCAGCGTAAAGCGGTCCACCTCTACTGGCCCCGGCATCTGAGCCGTGGGCCCATACGCCTCCAGAGGCTCCGCGTACAGCCGGCATGTCGCTATGCGCAGATCCACTCTCCCAGCTATCTTGTCATAGAGACGCGCCTTGGCGTTGCCGGGCGGCTCCTCTTCGCGATGCGTGAAGTAGGCTGCCGTCCGCGTATCCGGCCACGGACGCAGCCGCTGGCTCTCAAAGTAAGCCGACAGATAGTTTACATCGGCCGCCGGATCGACCTTGGCGCTGAGGGTCCATCCCAGTCGCGCCTCTAGGGCGCGTGCCATACGCGGGATGATCCGATCATCATGCGCGTTCTGGCAGATGACATGAACCCTCAGTCCCATACGCTCTCCTAGCTACCGGATTCGAGTGCCACGACGATGAACCCGCTCGGGCGGATCACGCCAAAGGCGGCCCGCATCTCGGCCAGGATCGCCACCATGTTGCGGATGAAAAAGTCCTCATGGCTATCGCTCACCTGGATGGTAGCGCGCTCTCGATCCCACAAGATCGCCTTGCGCCAGTCACCCAGTAGGGCCTCGCCCTCATCCATCGCATGGCTGGTCACCACAGGGATGCCCCACAGCGTCTTCCGACCCTGCCCCAATGGGCCGCCCCAGTAGTACTGACCATTGCTGTCCTGCAGCAGGTCGATGGTCTCCCAGTCGCTGGGATGGACCACCCAGGCCGTCGGCTGGGCCAAGCCAGTCACCTCTAGCGTGGTGATGGCCTTGCGTGCCGTGGTCAGGATGTCCGTATCCCACACCTCGGTCAGCACGCCACTGGTGTTCATGATCCCGGTGAAGTTCTCGCCGGTCCCGTTGCCATTCAGTAGCTGGTCCTCCAGCTCCTCGGCCAGATCGTCACGAAGCTCCTGGTCGATCAGGCCGCGGATCTGGGCCGCATCGGACAGGGCTCGCTTAGTGGCGGGCAGCCACACCGCGATCGTCTTGACCGCCTCCGTGACCTTTTCGAAGGCCGTGGCGCCCTCAGGCTTAGCGCCTTCCACCTCGCCACTCGCGCCACTGTACGTGGTCACGTTGGACTCGGCCGTAGGCGCCGCCTCCTGCACCTTGGTGGTCTGGCGCACGAACTCCACCAGATCGCTGGTGGTCGATCGTCGCTGGACCAATCCCAGCACGCTCAGAGGGTAGCGTCCCAGCGGCTCGTAGATCCCCGTGTAGTCGGTCTGTACGAACGCGCCGGCGCTTTCATCGTCACTGCCCGTCAGGAGATCCTTGAACTCCACGGGCGGCGACATCAGGCCCTTCGCCCCCTCGGGCACGCGGCCATTGGGGAAGCGCTCGATCCAGCCCTTCCATTCGTCACTGTTCACAAAGCGCTCGCCCAGAGTGCCGCCCTTGGGCTCGGCGCCCTGACCATCGGCCTTGGGCTCGTCGAGATCCATGCCGAAGCCCATGTCCAAGATCTGCCGCTTCAGATCGTCGTCGGCTTGCGCCTCCTTGATCTTGGCGTCATAGGACGCAGCCTCCTCGGCATAGCCCTTCACCTTCTCGCGCTCCTCAGCGCTAAGGCCACGATCCTCGCCCTCCGCCACGGCGCAGATGTCCCGCGCCGCCTTCAGCGCTACGCGCTTCCTCTCTCGCAACTCCTTCAGCGTCATCTCTCTATCTCCTCTTCCCTAGTCATCCAACTCCAGTAGGTCCAGGTCGAAACGCAGGCGCATCAACTCTACTTCCCCTCCGCTCGGCTCACCGGTGCTAGCGGTCTGGCCTTCGGATCCGTCAGCATCGTCGTCGTCGTCCGCGTCCGCCCCCTTGATACCCGTGGTGCGGGTGCCGATGCCGGCTCCCAGCATCACGGGTGAGACCTCGTACACATCGAGCGCTTCCAAGAAGCGCACATCCT